AATTAAAGGCGGTCAGATAGTCGACTCGGCTATTATTGCCGCCAAACTCGCAAGCAATGCTGTCACATCAGCAAAAATCTCGGACGGAGCAATCACATCAGGAAAGCTTGGTTCTTCCGCAGTCTTGACTGCTGCACTCAATGACGGAGCTGTCACATCTGCCAAGCTCGGATCTGCATCTGTAGAATCTGCCAAGCTCGCAGACTCTGCTGTCATCGAAGCAAAACTTGCTGACGGAGCAGTCACATCTGCAAAACTTGGAGCCGCATCTGTTCAGACTGCCAAGCTCGCAGACTCTGCTGTATCTGCCGCCAAACTCGCAAGCAATGCTGTAGAGACTGCAAAGATCAACGACTCAGCAGTAACATCTGCAAAGATTGCCGCAGATGCTGTCGACGCAAGCAAAATCGACTTGACCGACACATACGATTATACAAGCGGATCCATTCAAGTCGGCACTCCGAGCAACTCAAACGACGCAGCGAATAAAAGCTATGTCGATTCTGTTGCAGCTGGATTGTCTGTAAAAGAAAACGTCCGTGTTGTAGCTGGATCAAACGTCGATATTTCTTCAGCTCCTGCGAGCATTGACGGAGTTACTCTCTCTAATGATGATCGTGTTCTTTTGATCAACCAGACAGACGGAGCAGAGAATGGTGTATATGTCTTTGCTGGCTCTACTAATGCAATGTCTCGCTCTACAGATATGGACGCAGGAGACGACTTTCCTGGAGCTTTCCTCTTTGCTCTTGAAGGTAACACATACGACAATCAAGGCTTTGTCTGTATCAATGACACAGCTCCAACTCTTGGCACTACAGACATCGATTTTCAGCGCTTCACTGGCCTCGGATCCGTAACTGTCTCAGGCGGTTTGGAGAAAAATGGCGATGACATCTCAATCGCTGACGGTGGAGTATCGACTGCAAAGCTTGCTGACGGTTCTGTCACTTCTGCAAAGATTGCCGACTCTGCTGTATTGTCCGCAAAGATTGCAGACAATGCAATCTCAAATGCAAAGATGGCTGACGACTCTGTCGGTGCTGCTGAGCTCATCGACGCATCTGTCGGATCAGCTGCTCTTGCTTCTGCTTCTGTACTTGAGGCCAAGCTCGCAGACAATGCTGTAGCGACTGCAAAGATTGCTGACGGAGCTGTAACAACAGCAAAGATCGCATCTACTGCAATCGATTCCTCCAAGCTCGCAGACGATGCTGTCACAAATGCAAAGATGGCTGACAATGCTGTTGATACTGCTGAGCTCGTAGACAGTGCTGTATCTTCTGCCAAGCTCGCAGACTCTTCTGTAACTTCTGCAAAGATCGCAGCTGCTGCTGTGACATCTGCAAAGATCGCGTCCGGTGCTGTTGGGACTACTGCTCTCGCTGACTCTGGTGTAACCAGTGCAAAGCTCGCGTCTTCTTCTGTGACTGCAGCAAAGCTCGGAATCACTTTTGCACAAGAAGCATTCCAAATCTCAGGAGGCAGTACAACAAGCTTGACTCTCGGACAAAGTCTTCCAAGCAACAGCGTTAACTCTGTGCTCGTATTCAAAAATGGTCTGTCTCTTCGCAACATGACAGCACTCGGTGACACAGCCGCAGACGAAGATGAATTCTCTGTGTCTGGTTCGACCATTACATTCGGTGCAGCGTTGTCAAATGCTGATGGCGTTATCGTTTGGTACTGGTACTAAGATTTAAAGTTTCGTACTGTGGGCCCGGTCCGATGTGACCGGGCTTTTTTTATGATATACACAAGTTATCCACAGGAGCAGAAATGGCGAAAGCAAAGATACAGAAGAAGTACACAAGAGGACTCGGAGAGAGTACAGCTGCGAGACGCAAAGCCGAGTTTCGCAAACGCATCGAAGGGAAGAGAAGCGGCTCTGCTCGATTCGAACCTGTAGCCGGAGACACGAAGAAGACAAAGCCGAGCAAATACACTCTGAGCGCATCCAAGCTCCGAGCAGAAGTCCGAGACGCGACATCAAAGATGAAAAGCGGAGATCAGCAGGAGAGATTTATCAAAGGCGTTGCAAAAGTGACAGGGATCTCCAAAGGAATCATTGATCAGGTTTATAAGAGAGGTCTTGCTGCTTGGGCTGTCGGACATCGTCCGGGCGCGACTCAATCGCAATGGGCTCGGGCTCGTGTGTATTCATTTCTCCAAAAAGGGGGAGCTGTGACAAAGGGGCCTGATCGGGAGTTATATGATCAGGCAAAAAAGCAGCTAGAGAAGAAGAGCTCTGGATTCCGTCTTCGTTGAGACGACGACATGCTGCCACGGCTCGCAGATACTCTCCTTTGGACATTCCTCGTCTTTTCATTGGTTCAAAGACGAAGTCTCCGTCAATATATCTTGCAAAAATATCAATCATTGTTGCACACTCCTTTTTTATGCTATACTAGAGATGATACAGCAGGGTACGGTCGCACCGGTAACAGCAGAGCAGCCCGAAGCACTCTCATAATATAACCCTAATGAATGGAGGCCTCAAATGGCTACAGTCGATCCGATTCGTTTTTCCAATATGGAAAACATCCTGCGTTTAAGCGCAATGATTTCTCAAGAGATCAACCTTCTTTTAAAAGATAATGCTAACCTTCGAAATACTCCTCTTCTCAGCTATCAAGGCTCAATCAATGGCCTTGGAAGTGATACAGTGCGCGTCCGTCTCGCTGGTCTTGATGGCTACGATTCAATGGCTGCTGCTACTTCTGAGATTCATGATCACTCCGGAGATACAACAGCATTGACAATCAACTCCGCAGATCTTGTTGCTGCTCGTCAATACATCATCTATGAGATGTCAGACCTTGCTTCTATGACTGGATTCGGAGGAGCAGATATTGATCCTTTCCGTATCGCTCAAAGCATCGCGGGAAGCTATGAGGCTCGCTTTGCTGAGCTCACAGGAGAAGCAGCTGCTTCTTTCACTACCACAGCAGGAAGCAACACAACGACTCTCAGCGTAGACGATTTCTTTGATGCGATCTTTGCTCTTGAACAAGCAGACTCTGGATCCGGTGCTCCTGGTCCTTACGCTTGTGTATTGGATCCAAAGGCATTGACCGAGCTTCAAGACTCTCTCCGTAACGAGACAGGGAATGCTATTAGCCGCATGCAGTCTTCAATGGACATGCTTCAGGCAAAAGGCGAGAACTTCGCAGGCAATCTCTTCGGTGTAGACGTATATCGAAGCAAGTACGTTAAAGAGAATGGCTCTTCTGGCTATGACAACTATATGATCTCTCCGATGGCTCTCGGATATGTCGATGGCATTCCCGCAGGTGTACAAGGCTCAGCCGATCTGATGTCTATGGGCAAGGTCGTAGTCGAGTTTGATCGTCGTCCTATGTCTGCTTCTACTTTCATTGTAGGTCACGCTTATCTCGGACTCGGTATCATCGAAGACGCTCGCGGAGTCAAACTGCTCTCTGCACGCTAGAAAGATTCGCTTTGTTGGGAGACTTCAGGATTTATTTCTGTAGTCTCCAAATTCTGCGAGTCTCCCAACTCTTTTTTATTGGAGACTACAAATGGACTACACAAACTTTTCACAACCTTGGGAAGAAAAAACGCAAGTACAGACGCGTATCCCAAAGAAAGCAAACAGCCGATTTCTGTTTGCACACAATCCCGAGAACTGGGAGCTTAAAGTGTTCGACACATACACAACAACGACAGACGGAAAAAAGAAGAAGCAGCAGATCCCGCTTCTCCTTCCTGTGTTGTCCAGTGTATCCGAGACTCCCGGTGTCAATGGGACGAGAGCTGTCGGAGGACGCATCGACAGCTCAATCATGAGAACGAATATGCAGGACAAAGGATGGACTCTTCTCGATCCCGTCAAGCATGACTACATGCGAGTATATCCTGCGCACAAAGGCAACTATCACACATCAAAATGGATTCGCCTTGAGAAGGTCGGGAGACGAGTCATTGAGCACTTCGATCAGGACGGATTCGATCAATGGAGACTCTCTCTCATGAGAGAAGGAGTACTCAATCCTCCGCATCCTCAAATCGCATCTTTGAGACTTATCAGCATGAACCGAGCAATGTCTCGTCTGGAAAGAGATCAACATATTCCCGAAGTAGCGAACAGACTCAAGGCAAAGCAAGAAGAGCTCAACCTGACAAAGAAGGCAATCAAGCGAGTCGAAGATCTCGGAGCTGGAGCATACAATGTCCGATAGCAACAAAAGAGCAGCAATCGATCGAATCGCTCAGAAGGTCGCACAGCAATCTAACATCTCACACACTCAAGCTCGTCAGATGGTGGTCAAACACTTGACGCGAGCAGACAACAAGAAAAGGAGTCAATAATGGCATTCACAGACAAAGCAGAATTTAAAGTTCCTCGTCACATCGTCCAAAAAGGCGGAGTCAATGTTGAGCAGATCTCTGGTAATCGTACTCTCACATACAAAGATTCTCAGTATCAAAGACTCGATGCACAAGCGGGATCTCTTGAGGTTATTCTCCCTGAAGAGAAAGACGGAGCAATGTTTGTTATCAACTGTCAAGGGAACGCCTTTACAGTAAAAGACGCGGCAGGTGTAACAGTCAAGGCTCTCTCTCTCGGAGAGGGTGGAATGTTCTGCTGTGACGGCTCCAACTGGAAGCAGTTTCTCTAGGATAATCAATGTCTTCGTCTACTCCTTACGCAGCACAAATACGAGCGATTGAACTTCTCGAAAGAGGGAAGGCTCAGACTTCTGAGCTCAAACTCTATCGGGATGGTGCGCAGCTCGTGCCAACTGCCGCGACATATACTCTCATCAAGCCGACCGGATCAGACTTGATCACAGGACAGACTGCGACCATTGCTCCGTCTGGTACTGTATCTTATGCGCACACTGCCGAGCAGCTTGCAGAGTCCGAGCATCTCGGAGAGGGATATGTGCAGGAGTGGACCGTCACCATTGACGGAGACGAGTATCTCTTTCGGAGAATGTGCGCTCTCGTCAGACGAAGACTCTATCCTGTCGTCTCAGACATCGATCTGACTGCGACATATTCCGATCTTGCCAATGTCCGTCCTTCTTCGCTCACCAGTTATCAGCAATATATCGATGATGCCTGGTATCAGATTCTGCGAAGAATACGAAATCGCGGGATGGGATACGAATACTTAATGATGAGTGCAGAGTCTTTCTTTGAGGCTCATCGTCATCTCTCTTTGTATCTCATATTCCGAGACTTTCACTCCTCACTCGGTCAATCTAACGGGCGCTATCTCGATCTGGCAAATGAGCATTACAGGCTATACAGAGACGAATTTGATTCGATCAACTTTATTTACGATACAGACCATGACGGAGAGGCAGACGATCCAAACAAGCGCACGCGAGGACAGCCGACAATCTTCTTGAATCGTCCGGGAGAATACTATCGGAGACGGAGATACTAATGTCTGTATCTGTCAAAGACGTACAACGAGCGATTGCAATTAAGATCGGAGACTTGTCAGGCTTCCGAGAGGTCCGACAGCTGCCGGAGCTCTTCGGGCGCACACAGAATACTCTCGCGCATCTCGGCTTTGCTGTCGAAGTCTCAGGCAGTCAGCAAGCCAACGAGAGACAACGCATTGCAGTCGGGCTTTATGTCGACACAACTGTCAGAGTCAAGCTCGCATATCGTCTTCGTCCTCATGATCTCGTTCTTGACTATGGCAATGCACTAGACAAAGAACAAGAAGTGATACAGGCAGTCATGAATCGCAACTTTGCAAAGGGGATCGAAGTCAGATTCCTAAGGGCATCTCGTCGCACTCCAGACTCGCAAGAATACTTAATCTCAGAAATAGAGCTTTCGGCTCTGCATACAATCGAACTAACATAACAGGAGCATAAAGTGGCCTACTCTACCTTACCTAAGACACGTCGTGATGGTGTCATCACCTTAAAAGACGGAACAGGAACCCCAGTAACCCTTGAAGTAGCATACGAAGAAGGGAATCTAACATTCGACACTCCAAAGGCTGCACAGACTGTAATCCGTGATCGCGGTACAATCAGCACAGTCCGAAAGGGAGACGACGAACCCCCATCGATCGTGACTGGGAAAC